GACATCACACCGAATCGCTTTGGGCAACGGATCAATCGGCACTGTGTCACTTTTGACAATCGGGAACATGTCACGCCCAGGGGCAAAAACGGCATCGCTGTTGGTTGCAAATTTATCGGTCATATTCGCGGACTCCATAAAAAAACCGCCCCAAAGGCGGCAATTGCGGTCAAATATTTTGGGCTTAGCCTTTGACTTCAAAAAGCACGGGCAGGGCTTTCACCACTTCGGCTGGCGCGGCCAAATCGGGGATGCTGCTTACGTCACCACCCAGGGCGCTGTAAGCCATTGCGGGCAGCAGGCTGCAGACTTTGTCGCTGTCGCCGTCACCGCCCCAGCCTGTGGTGTCGATGAAGCGCATGGGCAGCAGGCGGGCACCGATGCGCACCAGGTCCAGTGCGCTGTAGGGGATGTGACGCTCGGTGATGTGCTCAAGCCCCGAATCAAACATGCTCAGGTTGGTGCCCGATGGCGGTGCGCACACCACCATGCGCTTGCCCGCATACTGAGACAACGGCTTGTAGACGTTGCCGCTCGCATTCATCTCGACCATCATCAACCTGGTGCCCACCCACTGCGCGATCCCGCAATGCGTGATGTGGCTGTAGGGCAGGCCCGCAATGATTTGGCCCAGCTGGATGATGCGCCCGCCCAGCGTGCCGGTCTGGATGCCGATGGCGTCGCCGGTCTTGATGGATGGCCGGTATTTGGCGTAGGTGTCCACAGGTACGGGCGTGGCGGTTTTGGCGATGGCGGGTGGGCCGCTCAGCCATGCGGCTTTGGTCATGTGAATGTAGAGCGCCACGGCCACGCACACGGCTTGCTGGAAAAGCGGGTGGTCGGCACTGAGCAGGTCGCACAGCGCCCAGCCTGCCAGCCCCAGCATGACCACGTAGATCAGCTTCCAGGCGTGCTTAATTTGGCCCGATGGGTGGCGGATGCGGCACAGGCACGCACCAATGACGTACACCGCGCACAGCAGTGACACCGCATAAAAAATGGCTTGGGGGGTCAAGTCAAATGGCATTGATCTTCTCCTGCACTTTGCCCCAGACCGCTTGCAAGGCTGGCTGCGCAAAGGCTCCAAAAATGAGGGCCATGAGGTGCAAAACGTGCGCGCCTTGGATGGCCGCGTATTCGGCCACCCCCACCGCAATGCCCGCGCCTGCCATGCAAGACAACAGCACTTGGCACACGGTGCGCAGGCGGCTGCAGGCTTGCTGGCTGTACGCCTGCAGCAATGCGGCACCGACCAGCGCCCACACAAACGGCGGCAGGCTGATGCCGGTGACTTCGAGCAGCACGGCTGCGATGCCTGTGGCGGCCAGTGGGGCCGCTGCGGTTTCAAGTGCTGCCATGGGGGTCTTTCGTTTCTTGAGGTTTTGAATGGGGTTGGGCTTCCGTTTTGCGGAAGTAACGCCGCCACATGTAGCGGGCGCATGACCTGACGGAAAACAGCAGCAGGGCCTGCACCAGCGCATGCCACGCGCCACCGGGTGCCACTTGGCTGGCCAGTGCATGCGTAGCGGGCAAGGTGACGATGCCGATCAAGATCAGCGCGGCGTCGAAGACAAAGACTTCAACGGCGTCGCGGCGGGTGGTGTGTGCGGGCTTCAAGGAAACCTCCAGTCTGCAAATGGCCCTGCATGCAAGGCCATTCACGCACGGTTTGGCGGCTTAAATGCCGGTGTTGGTGTCGGTGCTGGTGTCGGTGTTGGTTGCGCCTGTATCGGCTGCGTCAGCGCCTGTATCACCAGCGCCCGCGTCTGTATCGCCTGCGCCTGCGCCTGCGCCTGCGCCTGCGTCTGCAGCAGGCTTGGCAGCGCTGCGGCCTTTGCTGGTCCAGCCTTCTTTGGTGGACACGTCGATCAGGTCTTGGTCTTCGGTTTCGATGGTCTGGCCTGCCTCGTAGGCCACGACGGTCACGCCTTTGTGTGCCCAGCTGAAGGGCTTTTTCACGGTCAATTTCATGGGGGGCTCCGGTTATAAAAAAGGCCCCATCAGGTGGGGCCTTTTTCAGGGTTTCAGGGGTTGATCAGGATGCTGCGACCTTGAGCAACTTGATGGCTTGCGTGTTGCGCAAGATGCCGCCCACGCGCTTGCGCACGTAGAACTTGACGAAGCCAGGCGTGGTGATCTCGTCGCGTGTCATGCGCATGCCCACGCGGTCGGCGATCAGGTAGCCCTGGGCAAAGTCGCCAAAGGCCAGTGGGAAGCTGTTGGCGGCCACGGCTGGCATGTCTTCGGCTTCAGTGATGCCGTAGCCCAAAAAGGTGGCGGGCTGGCCAGCCGTCAAAGCGGGTTGCCACAGGTACTGGCCTGTGCTGTCTTTGTATTTGCGCATGGCGGCCATCACAAGCTTGGCGGTGAGCCAGCGGGCGTTGCTGCGATAACGTGCACGCACGCCATAAACCATGTCGGTGAACACGTCAGGGTTGGATGGCAGGGCAGCGGCTTGGCCCGATGCAAAGTACTGCAGCGTGCCAAATGCGCGGGTGGCGTCGGCTGTGGCCACGGGCGCAGGGCCGGCCAAGAAGCCGGTGGGCTTTTTGGTGCCGTTGCCGCCGATGAAGGCAGCACCTTCGCCGGTGGCGATGGCTTCGACGGCGCTTTCGATCAGCCAGGCCTCGACGTTGAAGAACAGGTCGTCGAGCGATTCTTCTGTCGCTTGCGGCTTGGCGCTGGCCATGCCGAAGGTGGGGATGATTTCGGCCAGGTTGGGCGTGTTGGTCTGGTTGCGGGCGTCAGTCTCGCCCAGCCATTCAAAGGTAGCGCCGCCAACGTCAAACAGTTCTTTGTAGTCGGTGCTGCCTACTTGGCGCACGGTGGCGATTTGACGGATCGGGGAGATGTCTGTCGCCAAGCGGTTGATGGTGTTTTCGACGATGGAGGGCAGCGCGAAGCCGCCTGCAGCGCCTGTGCTGGTGACCACTTGCGCAGCGCGGCTCTCGGGCACGCCTTGCGCCTTGAGTTCTTGCACGCGGCGGTCGTCGCGGGCTTTTTGGGCGACCATGAGGGCATTTTTGGCTTCTTGGTCTTGCGGGGCGCGCACCCAGTTCACAAAGGCGTTGCGGTGGTCCACGTCTTCACGCGAGCCGCCTTCTTTCAGGGCGTCATGGATCACACCAGGGCGGGCCAGCTTGGCTTCGAGTTTTTCGAGTCGGCCTTTGGCTTCGTTCAGGCCGTCGATGTGGCTGTCCATCTTGGCCAGTTTGGCGTCCATGTCGGCGGTGCTGCTGCCGGACTTGATCGCTTCGATGCGCTGGTCGTTGGTCTTTTTGTACTCGTCAAACGCGGTGGCGATCTTGTCGATCGCTTCGCCCACGGATTTGATGGAAGGGTCTTCGCGGCGCTCGTAAGCGGCGGCCGCAAAGCTGGTGGCTTTGAGCTGGAAGGCGGCAAAGTGCAGGGCCATGGTGGCCAGGAGGGATTTCGATTTCATGATCAGGGTTCCTTGGTGTTTCAGGGTTTGGACAGGTTTTCCAGCAGCCGTTGGGCTGCTTTGAGGGCTTTGGCGGTCGAGTCGGCAGAATCGCTCCGCTCCTCTCCCATCCGCATGACGCGACTGACAAATGCAGTCGCATCGGCTTTGCTGAAGCCTGCATCGCGCAGGATTCGCTCGGCATCTTTGGGGGCCGACAGTTCATCGGCCGATTTGACGTTTGTGACGCGGCTTTTGCCGTTGGCCGGGAAGGTGACCAGGGACACTTCCCACAAATCCACCGCGTTGAGCGTGCGAATTTCGGTGTCGCGGTCGTAGGCCCATTCTTTGCTGACAAAGCCGATGCTCAGGCCGTTGACCGCGCCCATTTTGAGCAGTGCGTGGGCTTCTTTGCCTTGGGTCACTTCCAGGGCCAGCTGGCCTTTCACGCGCAGGCCTTTGGCGTCTTCCACCATTTCGGTCCACACGCCAATCGGGGCGCTGGCCCCGTGCTGCCAGAGCATGGCTGGCATGGTGCCTGCAGCTTTGTGGTCGGCCAGTGATTTGGCAAAGGCCCCGGCGGCGACCACATCGTCGTAGCTGTCGGGCACGCCAAACACTGAGCCGTAGCCCTCGATCACGCCTTCGTCGCTGACGGCTTTGACTTGCAGCGCAAAGCTGCGCACTTCGCGGCCACCGGCGTTTTTGCGCTCGGGTGCGCCGGGCATGGCGGCGCGTTGTTCGGGG